CGTTCTTCAATCTCTAACTTCTCTTGCTCAAACTCTTCCTTAACTTCTCGTAGTTTATTTTCATCTACTTTAAATCCATTACGATATATCTTAGCTAAAGTGACTGCCACTTTATTTGTAAGCACTACAGACTCCATTAGTCCTGCATACTCTTGGGTATGTAACTTCTTATACTGCTCATCACTTAACTGTTGAGTGGCACGTAGGTCTGCAGATAAATACTCTGATAATTCTTCTCTAGGTATTTCGTCTGTGGCATAACCTTTAGCAAAATATTGTTTAAGAGTATCCTGTTTCTTTGTTTCAAGATCATATCTTTCTGCACAATCTTTTAAATGTAAAGGTTCTTTAATACCTCTTTGCATTATATACTCTGCTAACATGGTATCAAACACAGGACCATNATATTTAAANCCACACTCCCATAACCACATCAAGTCGTAGGCTATGTTATGACCTATTAATATAGTAGCTCGGTCAAGCAACTCTTGTACTCCAACATGAGGTGTATCATCTCTGTCCATACTGTATAAGTATTCAGTACCTTGATCAGTAAGACAACCCACCATGACTAGTTTGTTAGTAGGTTCAAAGGGATCAAGATGCATCTTACCATTCTTTTTAGTTACTGTATTTTCTACATCAAGTGTTAGTTTCATATTTTCTCTCCTTCAATATATAGTTATCTATGAAATGATTCAAATCGTTTTTGTGTCTATACCATTTATTCTTGTGTAAAATTCTCCAATTATCATTAAGTAATGTAACAACAAACTTACCATTTATTAGCACAGTTCCACTATCATAATCTTCTACTTCTAAATCTTTATGTTCTATAAGTTTTATTAGTTTTCTAATTCTATNCACTTCTCTTCTATGACTATTAGAATACTGTAGCTTATGATCGTTTCGTTCATCACATTCTTTTGCNAGAATNTCTTCTTGTTTTAATTCTTCTCGTAAGTCAGGTAAATCTTTTTCACTATATAAAAACTCTTGTCTTTCTAATTTACTTTTATGCTTATCTAAATACTGCATAGCTTTACCTAACTTATACGTGCTATCAGTAAATGCACCTAATCCTGTATTACAATGATGACATATCCATCCTCTAAATGTTTCAGTTTCATGGCAATGATCAAGCACCCAATTCTTCATGCGAACTTGACCTGTCCTAGATACTTCTTGTAATGTTCTTTCACAAATAAAACATTTATGATGCTCATCAGGGTAATCATTTTCTTTTCTAAGTTTTGCTAATACTCTTTTGTGTCCATTCTTGCATGACTTACAAGTTCTTTTTATTTCACCTGATGCCATAGTAATGTAACTAGTAACAGGTTGTTCAATCTTACATTTAATACATTCAATATACTTTGTCATGCTTGATACCTCGCAAGTTTATAATCTAATTCACATACAATCTTACCATGCCAACCTGTAATTTTATTCTTCACAATGTTAAGATGTCTGATTGGGTCTTCACTCTCTTGTCCCTCAACTACAGGGTTTTTAGCTATGAGGATCATAACATCTGCCTCTGCTGCTTTACCTGTACGTGAGCCTTCCATCATAGCTTGGTTCAATATAACTTTACCTTCTGCCTCTGCATTTAACTGTGACATATAAAAGACTGCACAGTTANATGCCTTACCAATCTGACGAGCATGNATAGCATTAGCTTTCAATGCTTCATCTGTCCTAGCAAATCCTTGTGTCGTAGCAAACTTATCTCCCATATCTAACACAAGAACATCAGGTTTATATGCTTTACACACACTCTCTACCCAATTCATATCTTTATTTGTAGCATCCTTGAGAGANACATTACTCTCAACTTTNTTCCACAAATCTCTAGCTTGGCTAGGATTATTTTTTATNTCATGCATATCCATACCTGTAGATGCAGTTAANTATCTAGCACCCACTCTCTTAGCCTTTTCTTCATTACAAAGTACAATACATCTAGCACCTTGACTTGCAAACCCTGATGGGGAAGCGATTAGAGAGGCATGGAAGCTAGTTTTACCTGTGTTAGGTCTAGCACCTACCTCAATCAAATGACCTGAGTTCACACCCTCTAATTTGTGGATAAGAGATGGTATGTTAAATGTCCATCTTGTGGCTAGATCATTAGCTTTTATCAAAGATTCTAGACTAATGTCTTCCCAATCAATATTTAAGTTAGGTATGAAGTCCTCTCCATATGAATCAAGTATGTTTCTCAGAGGCTCAAGTGTGGATTGAGTACCATTAACATAGTCAAAACCAATATTAGCAATATCCTCACCCACAACTTGTTGAAATAGTTTGGATAATACTTCTTGTGCAATATCTTTACCAAGTTCATTCTCCTTTTTCAATGTAATAAATGCAGACTCATATGCTTGTTTCTGTGCAGTAGTTAAGTTAGGATTAGAAGATAAGAACAAAGCCTGTATCTCATCAGAGGTTACAGTTCTGTCATACTGTGTCATTGCTTTATCAATAGTCTTCTTAATAATCCTCATATCTTTACTGAACAATCTATCAGGGCACTTAGCACCCTTGTGATCATCATAGAAGTCTTTATTCATTAAAGTTTTAAGTAGTGATAGTTCCATTTATTAACTCCTTCAGTTTAATTAAATCATTTTCATTTTTATATTTTAAATCATCTTCTAATTTTAGCACTAAAACTTTATTAACACAACCTCTAAGTTCCTTTGCCATAGCAAAAGACTTATTACTAGCATCAGGGTCTAGAGCAATTATAATTGTTGAGAATTGTTTCAGATACTCTCTGTGATGTTGTGATAAAGATGTTCCTAACAAAGCAACCCCAACACACCCCTCACTATCCAACACAGAGGCACTTACGCAATCCTCAACAATTACTGCAACGTTACCCTTGCCATAAGCAAAAGGCACGTTACTGTTTCCATATCTTTTCCACTTAGGTCTAACAAAAATGCTTGTTGATCTCCCAACTGCATCAACTATTAAACCTTTGTGCTTGATAGGGAACACTATCCTCTTGTCTTTGACATCAAAGTACAAGGGAATCCTTTCATAATCTAATCCATATTCGTATGCAAAACTTTTTACTTCAGGTCTGTCCATGTGAAACACGACTGACTCAGGCATCTCAAATTTTTCTTGTGCCTCTTTAGTATTTTGGAAGTGGTTAATGATATCGGCAACTGATAGTTTAGTTTTCTTTGAGCCTGATACATTGCACGATGCTTTGTAGCAGTTCCATATTAACTTGCCCATATCATTTGTTACTGTGAAAGTTTTGTAGCCATTGCAGTTAGGACAATCCATTCTTTTAGTTTCTCCATTCGCAATGTCATCTGATATGTAATTTATTATACTGTTCATCGTGGCACATCCTTAGTGCTTTTAACATAGATTTCTCTTTTTGTCAAGGCATTTTCTGCAGAGGCATAAGTATTTTTCATATAAGGTTTAACACTATTGGGTGTAGAATGCCCTGTGACAGACATAATCTGTGCCATAGACACTCCTGCCTCTACCATTTCTGTTGTGCCTGTACGTCTTAGGTCTGCTATCCTTAACTCATTAGGCAATCCACATTGATTCAACACTCTACGTGCTACCTTAGATAGTCTATGCAAAGTGTATGGCTCGTATGATTTACCTCTAGCAAAAGGATAAGGTGCTACCCAATCTTGAAATCCAAACTCTTCTTTCTGTTGACGTAGCATCTCTAAAAGATTATCACTTACAGGCAGATGAACTAATGCTCTACGTTTAGATTGCTCTAGATTCAATACACCTGTATCAAAATTTATGTTATCAAATTTTAACATTCTCATGTCACCAACTCGTTGACACCATTCATATGCCATCTGAACTATTAGTCCTAAGTTCCTGTATTCAAAGGATAAATAGCAATGATCTAAAAATGTTTTCACTTGTTCTCGTGTCCAAGTTACCTTTCTGTTGTGTGTCGTTTTACATTTAAATGTTTTGAAAGGATTTGTTTCTGCATATCCCATTTCATTTGCATAGGAATACATCTTCTTGGACACAGAACAAATGTGATTGGCAAAAGATATACCTCTCTTGAGCCAATGTTCGTATGCTCTTCTAGCTTTTACACCTGTAAACGTAGACACTCTTGACTTAGATATTTGTCTGCCATTGACAGAAGTAAATAACATTACGTTTAAAAAATAAACATAATCTTTCTGTGTTTTATTTGCGAGTAGTTTGAAGTCTTGTGACTCTAGGTACTTCTCTTTTAATTCTAAAAGATTCATCATCATCCTTTCTCATATCCCATATATTAAATGTAGGTATAGTATTATCAGGAACTAAACTCTCATGCTCTCTGTCTACTATTTCTAAAAACATTTCGTAACTTTTATCTTTCATCTTTCTTCTCTCTCTTTCTATTATATGAACCCTTACCCTTTTTAGGTGGAACAACTTGTGTTCTCTTTCTAAGGTAAGCGAATGCCCTAGCGATAGGGTTTATCTTTTTTAATTTAACCATTTAGGTTTCTCTGTATAGTTGTATCTAGCAAATCTAGATTTGTCAACAATATAAAATTTTCTATATGCCTCTATAGGAAAGTTCTCATCTGTCTTCAAGTCATCATGCCCACTAAAACATTGTGGGTGTGGGGTCATAAAGTTCTTCCAATCAGGTACAAACTTTCTACCTTCCCATAAAGATGTAAAGTGTTTGACTGCACCATGTATTTTTTTGTATCTTTTAGTGTACTCATTTAACATACAATCATATAAAGAAAAAGCAAAGATATAATTTAATCTGTTCTCCATTGCCCATAGTGTGCATGGATGCTTTTGATGTACAGGTTTGTATAAGTCATGCTCCTCTGCATAGTCAGGTGCATGATGCCATAGTGTAGTACATAACATCTGTGCCTCTTCAAGTGGCATCTTGACTACGTGTTGGTCACATAGAGATGATGCAATCTTGCTTGGTGTATCTTCTATAATAAATCTATTCATAACTTTACTCCTATAATTCTTGTGTCCAATAATTATATAAATCATTGATTGTTTTATCGTCTGCGTTTTTAATCCACTTCCAAGAATTGTTTGCCAATTTTTCTTGTTCAACAATAAATTTAATTTTATCTTCTTTTGTTATCATAATCCTACTCCCATAAATCCTAGTATGAATGCCATGCAACACATACCTAATATAAACCAAATTAATTCATCATTATTCATGTTCACCCCCTACATCTTTTGGATCATATTTAAATCTCTTGCCATTGTAATACATATATCTACTTCTGCTAGGTGTGTGATAACCTTTTTTCAAAAAGAATGTAGGTTTTCTTTTAGCAGTCTCAAACGTAGCTACAGTTAAAACAATAGCACCTAATATAAACACATGAGCAATAGCAGTTATCCCAAACATCCACATACTACCAAAATACATAGAGAATGCTATGCACCACATCCATGCTAACACTTGCATAACCATATGCCTAGTATTTAGGTCAGGTATATGTCGCAAAGGATTGTGTTCATAATTCATGACAGATTGCCATGCATCATGTATTAATTTAATCATGTGTCCACTCCTCTTGTTTACAAAATAAATCTATACCAAAGTCATAACCTTGTTTATAGTAATAGTTTGTTTGTTTCTGTTGCTTATAAAGATACATCTCATCTTTTGTGCCATGTATCATAGCATCTGTTACACCATCTTTAAATGCTTTCAGTACACCATTTGATTCTATCTGCTTATCTAAATGATGTGCATCTATTAACTTCTGTGCTAATTGGTCTCGTTCTACACTCATGATAATAACTCCATGCCTACTTGTATCATTGCATATGAATAAAGAACTATGATAACACTCACTAGAACCTTATTCATAAAATCGTTTGAACCATCATTCATTGTTGTACTCCTTTCAATATATGTGCGATGACATCTACTGTCCAACCATTCCCAATCATCTTGTATCGTTGTGTCTTGGAAACACCCTCTGTGTAGTTGTCAGGCAAGGTTTGTAATCTCTCACACTCTACAGGTGTAAGTTTTCTCCATGTCATACCTTGTACCACAACATTATCTTTTTGTACAGTAGTTAAACAATTAGTCTTGTCATCACTACGTACTTCTACTTGTGGTTCTAAAGGTAAATCCATTTGATAATCTTTACGTACACCATTAGCATCTAGCCTACGATTAACAATCCTACCACCTTTAGGTGAATAGGTTGCAACCTTTGGTTCTCTGTTGCCACCTTGCATAGTGAGTAACGTAGGTGCTTTACCATCCATGTGATACACTTCTTTAGTTGCTCTGTAGTTGTAGTGTGCATATTCTTCTGCCTCTCCTACAGGCATAAGTCTATCAACAATAGTCATACCATTATTTCCTGCTCCCTTGTACATTGTAGCAGTTGTACACAATGCTTTTTGATTAGGGTTCTTGTGATGTCTAGCATTACGTTCATTAATAGGAACAGGTGGCTCGTCATGATCTTCTTGTAGTATATCTCGTAACACTAAACCTTTATCTTCCAAAGGTGGAACAATTATTTGTTCGTATTTAT